TTCGTTCTTTCCTTTCGTTTAGACAATAAAAAAAGGCTTCCGTACACTTACATAAACGTAAGCATACGGAAGCCCTGCTTCCATACTATAAATAAAACAATACTCTTGCTGCAATGATGAAAACTGCCATATAAAACAATTTAAGGCAACCTAACACCGAGGAAAAAGAGTTTAACAAACATTACTCTCTGACCTCTCGTTTAGGTCGCCTTAAAATTAGCTTGGCTCCCCAGCGCAGAGGGAGCACAATCCGCTGAGGAGCTATCTGACACGGCTGATAGCGGTATATCAACGCATTTGCCGTCCTTATCTTTGAAAATGACCGTGAGCTTGTCGTCGTAAACATACACCTTTGATATCATGATGTCGGCGATAGCTTTCTTGCCCTCGATGGTGTTGATATCGGTTGCGAGGATATCATCTATAAACACGGTGATCTGCTCCACTGATGGCACATTGTCTGTCATTGCCTGAGACAATCGGAGGGCGGAGCCGAGTTGCTCCTTGCGCTCTTCCAGCTCCCTGACCTTATCATAAAGCAGCTGATTTCCGCCTGTCTGAGCTATGGCGTTCACAACGTTCTCAGCCTGCTTAGTGCATTCGGTCAGCTCCTTTTCCAGTTCGGCGGGCGCATACTCATTTCGGACCGTCTGCAAATACATCTGATAAATGGTCTCGGCGGTCTCCGCCTTGTCCATCTGCTCAAACGCTGACCGTGCTGCTCTGCACACCTCGTCCTCTATCAGATATTTATTCTCCAGCTTCTTGTGGCAGCCTGACTTTTTTTGCACGCCGTTACAGCGGTAATAATAGTGCTTGACCCCGTTGCGTCCTGTGCCTGACAGCCCGCTCATAGGCTCTCCGCAGTGACCGCGGTATAATTTGCCCGACAAATAATAATCGGCTTTGGCGGTGTTCTTGGCGGCTCTCTTGCGGTTGGTTATCAGCTTTTCTCTTACAGCCTCAAAAACTTCATTGGGTATCATCTGCGGTATGCCTCCTTCAATCACGATATCGTCGTATTTGTATATTCCGATGTATTTTTCATTAGCCAGCATATTGTAAAAACTGTTTGTGGTAAACGGTCTGCCTCGGCGGTTGCGATAGCCCTGGGCGTTCAGATGCTCGGCTATGTCGGTGAGCCTCTCCCCCTCTGCATACATCCTGAACACAGTTTCGGGGATAATTCGGGTCTCATCATCAATGACCAGTTTCTTGTCAACGACCTTGTAACCCAGCGGGATATGTCCTGTGGTCTGAGCCTTCATTGCCGACTGGCGCATTCCTCGGATAGTCTTTTCCCGAAGGTCGGCGCTGTAGTATTCGTTTATGGCTTCGATGATGTGGGTCATCATCTGACCCGATGCGTCATCGCCGAAGCTCTCCATGACGGACAGCAGCTTCACGCCGTTTTTGGCTAAAATCTGGCGGTTTACGGCGCTGTCTATGGTGTTGCGTGCAAAGCGGTCAAGTTTCCACACAATAACACTATCCCATTTGTGCATGGCGCTTTCATGAAGCATCTGCTGGAAGGCGGGGCGGTCGTCATTTTTACCTGTCATGGCTCGGTCTATGTATTCCTGCACGACTGTTATGCCGTGCTGCTTGGCGTAATTGTAGCAGTCGTAAAGCTGTCCCTCGATGGACTGCTCCGTTTGCTTGTCGGACGAATACCGGGCGTATATCACGGCGGTTTGCATATTTTTTATCACTCCTTGACATTTTCAGGGAGCTATGATACAATAAACTTGTCTAAGGTTGTGATTGTATCACAGCTTCTTCCCCGTTCGGTGTTCCAGCGCCGGGCGGGGATTTTTTATTCTACTGCTATCAAACCGTGTTATTTTGCTTCATCTTCAAAGAAACTCTATACTGTTCAGCACTTGGTATATCCACAAATTCAACTGTTTTGTCGTAATTTGCACGTACAACAGCTTTTATTTCGTCAAGTGTGACATTGAAGAACTCTCTGCGTTGATTTACCATATTAAGCTTTCTATCTTCAAAAGCTCTATGTAAAGCAGCTTCAAGAGTTGGAGCGTCATCTGTGAATATCATCGCATGAACATCAAAATTAAACGGAACAGAAGCGTCGCCCAACTCGTCAACTCTATCCATCGGGTCAAGGCGGCGGGTCATGCCTATTTTATAGACATTCTCTCCAAATGCGCCTATGTTTGATATAACATACACATATCCTGCCCGCTTATTTGCCTCACGATAGTCCACGTCTTTTATAGCCTTTTCGATATCTAAAGCCTGTGCTTCAAGTTCTTGCTTCTTGGCAATAAGGTCTGAATTATCCGGATCAGATTGAAGTTGTACATTTATTCGTTCAAGAGCATTTGCGTAATGGTTCTGCTCTTTCTCAAGTTTTTTGCGTTGCTCTTCGATTTCCTTCTGTAAGCGTGCCTCTTCCCTCATCTGTTCACGCAATGCCTTTTGCGCTTCCTTTTCCTCCTGCTTCTTTTGAGCATATTCAAACGCAAGAGCTAACTCGTCAAGTTTAAATTTGAGATAAGTAGGGGTTATGGATACACTCATTATTTTTCCAAGCTTTGAAATAGCTTCATACGATGTATTTATACGCTTTTTATACGAATCGAAATTATTATATTTGACCTTAGACACCAGCTCATCACATTCACCATTAAAAGCCCTTAGCAGAAGTTTTTTCATGTCGTTGACCATCTTCTGACCTTTGCGCTTATCGCCATTTACCGACCAATCTGCAGAACCCGTTACAGCTGTATCCGCCCGTATCATGTCCTTTTGTTTCTGCCGGATAATTTCAAGCCTGTTTTTATATTCTTCTGAGTTGCAGAAGTCATACTGTGGTTTATACAATCCAAACGACTGGAAAAGGACTTCATCGTTAAGCTGAACAAGCTCCGACTGCTTCTGCTTTATTTCATCTTTTATCTTTTCTACATCTGTAAGATAGCTGTCTCTCAGCTTTTCGGCATCACTTGCTTCCTGATTTATTTGCTCAAGCCTCTCCTGAGCAGCTTTAACATCGAGCAGCTCGGGGGTAAGCAAGCTGTTAAGCTTCTCATTTTCTTCTTTAAGTTTCTTGTTTTCTGTTGCTTTAAAGATATCACCAAATCCCATAAAACCACGTCCTTAGTTAGTATTGTTATATTTTACATAGCCTCGACTTCTTCAAGCGATGCACAAATATTATCGAAGTCATCTCGGCGTATATGTTCCAGTTCATGTTTGACTGCCTTTTTCTGTTCTTCCCACGACAGGTGAGAATTTATGTAAACATTATAAAATCCGTCAGAGTCCATTACTGTCACGCCTTTAATGGTGTACGGCAGATCTATGTACCTGATTATGTAATCAATCATTCTCACCATTCCTTAAAGCTTCAATGATTTTTACAGTTTTCAATATATCCTCTTTAGTTGCTTTTTTGCTGGCACTAAAGAGGATTTTCATTTCTGGGCGGGTGCGGAGGCTGTCAACTATTTCTCTGACTTCGTCATCTATAAATAGAGGCTCCCCGTGCTCATCATAGGCTTTTACGCTATTAGCGTCTTTGCCAAGAAGGTAATCTGTTGATACGCCAAAATATTCTGCAAGTTTACTCATCGAGCTTGTACTCAGTTCTGCTGACCTTTCCATTTTGAGGTCTGTTAACGATCCCCTGCTCACTCCTGCATCTTTACACATTTTCGTTATATTAACGCCTTTGTTTTTGCAAAGTTGTTCGATAGTTTCATACAATTTAGACATAAATATGCACCTGCTTTTATACACACTGACAAAGTTATGCCAATCCGTAATTTTACTATTGACATTTACGCCTAAACGTAATATAATAAAATCACAGTTACGGCAGAACGTAAAAATAATATCTTGCAACTATATTATATTACATTTTTCCGTAACTGTCAATCGTGATATTTTACAATATGGGAGGTGTTAATTTGTCAGAATACAAAAAGCCATTATGCAATTACGGTAAAAAGGTCAAGCTTGCTCTTATGGAGCAAAATCGAAGGCAGGAATGGCTAATATCTGAAATCAAACGCCGATATCCCGGCATCTATGTTGACAGTTCCAACCTGTACAAAATTCTTGTGGGGGATATAACAAGCGGTAAGGTTGTTTCAGCTATCAACGAAATCCTTTCTATATCAGTATAGCACCGCATTTGGGCGAAAATTAGGACAGACAAAAATGAAGGGAAGTGAGAAAATGGAGAACAAATCTAACTTTACAGCCACGGAAGCAAAAAATCTCCTCTGGGAACATATAAAAATGCTCTCAGAGGAGGCGAAAAGGGAGCATACCGCTGAGGGGCTTGACAGATTAACGGCTGCTATCTGCAACGCTCTGCTTACTCTTTTCAATATGTGACTTTTCCTGCTTAACATCGTATAATGCTTTCTGAGCTAATATCTTCAATGCGCAACCATTGTTAATACGAAGCTCACAAGAAGTTATACAGCCACACCAATTCTTTATGTCCTTACCATTACTCATAAAAGGACAGAAACTCATTTATATCCCCCCCTTCACTGTAAATTGTCATCATTATACAGCGTAAGAGGTGGGTTGTCAAGGAGGTGAAAACATGGAAGAAAAATTCAAAGTCAAAAGAGCGCCAAAGGAAGCGCCTATCGAATTTGCCCAGCTGAGAACTTACCCCGAAGCAGCAAAAATGGTTGAGGAGGTCATGCAGATCACCAATAACACCAAGGCTCAGACCGTTTATGATATGGTCAAATATGCTTATGACCATATGGAGATCATTGAGCAGTAAACTTATTATCTGTCCCGAAATCAGGACAGGAAGGAGATGAGGAGAAGTTGCCATACAGAACCGTTAAACCCGCTTATCCGGCACTGGAAGTAGAAATTGCCTGCAGGCAAATAAAGAAGAAAGACATAGCGAAAGCAGCAGGGATAAGCGCTGACTACCTGAGCAAAAAACTGACGGGGCGTTCAGGCTTCACACTTGATGAAGCTCTTGCAATACATGAAAAATACTTTTCAGATGTTCCGGTGCAGGTACTGTTCAAAAAAAGCGGCGAAGTACATTCGCACTCCGCCAAAGAAAACTAAATTTTGCCAAGCTTACTTCTTGCTGCTCTTAGAAGATGTCTTGGTCTGAGAAAGAGCGCTTCCGGCAACTGACTTAGAAGTCTTGCTGTATCGACCATCTCTGAGAATAGTCGATGCTTTTGAAGCGACAGACGCACTTGTCTGCTTAGTGTTTGACATGAACATTCCACCCTTCATATTAGTTTATAGCCTAATTATACTACATATAGCAATTATTGTCAATAAAATAACTATATATGGTATTTACGAAAAACTTTGGGAGTTGTTTGTCAACCTGCACAATTTATAAAATATTAACACATCTAAATATTATAAGAAGGAGAAATAAATATGAATGAAACCACAAAGCCAATCATCAGAGAAATGATGTCCGAAAGCGGACGCAGGATCATACTCGTGAACGAGCCAAGCCCTGAGATTATGGCAAAATGCCTCAAGCGTATCATCGACAAGAAGCTGCTTGAAGCGGCTAAGGAAAAGGCAGGTGTAAAGTAATGAGCACATACAACGTATATGTCCACCTCAGGTTCAAGGGCGGCGCATTCAACGATGTGTACAGCGTATCGGCTGGGTCGAGAGAAGCTGCCGAAGCTAAGGCAAAGGACAGGATTTTCGCTGAAAACAGTCTTGACGATCTGGTCGAGGCGGTTATCACAGATGTTTGCAAGGAGGTGTAAAAATGAAATGGTATATCCTTAGATACGCCTATGAGGGCAGGAAGTACAGCTGCCGCATTCAGGCACACAGCTTTGAGATGGCGAATGAATGCGCTCAGCAGTTTGTTGGTGCGGCAAGTATTCTGTCGCTCTCCGAATGCCCTGTGCAGGGGTAAAGAAAAGCCGTGACGGCGGCAACCGTACACGGCAAAAAGATAAATAAGACAGCCTTATTATAAGGCATTTAGGAGGATTTGTCAAGTGGATATCAAGACATTCCAACAATATCAGCAACTACCTTACGAAAGCAAGATTTCCCATGCCGCTAAAATGGCAAAGGATTTCTATAACACTATTACTTCACCAGTCGGAGATTACAATGCCAACTGCCATGTTTCAGTTGGCGGACTTGACAGCATAACGCTGTTGTGTTTTCTCAGATCTATCGGCATTGATGTTCCTGCAATATCTGTATCTATCCTTGAAGATAGGGGCAATCAGGAAATACATAAACAATTAGGCGTAATTCCGATAAAGCCATATATGTCCAAATCGAAAGTCCTTCAGGACTTAGGATTTCCGGTTATTTCAAAGGCAAAAGCTAACAAGATAAACTATCTTCTCACACCCGACAGCGAAAAGCAGACGTTTATCCACGCCATAATGACGGGAGATATGGGCGAGCAGGGACATTTTCAGCACAGCAATAAAATAAAATTGCCTGAAAAATGGATAAAGCTTTTCGGGTACAATTACCGAGAGCACCGTCCTGACCTGGCTTTCACAAAGCCGCCCGAATTTAAAGTATCATCAAGATGCTGTTATTATATGAAAGAAAAGCCCGCAGACGATTGGGCGAAAGAGCACAACAGTTACCCTTATTTGGGGCTTATGGCTTCCGAGGGCGGACAGAGGGAAATGGGACTGATGAAAAACGGCTGTAATTATTACGGCAAGAATACTGTTCGTTCCTGCCCATTTGCAATATTTTCCCGTCAAGACCTTTTACAGCTGGCTCTTGACCTTAACGTCCCTATTCCCCGAGCATACGGCGAGATAAAGTGCAAAGATGACGGCACACTGTACACCACGAGGGCGCAAAGGACAGGCTGTTCGATGTGCGGCTTCGGTATCCACATTGAGCAGCGTCCACACCGTTTTGACCGTCTCCGAGAGGACAACCCCAAAGAATGGCATTACTGGATGTATGAATGCTGCACGGACAGCGATGGTGAAAAATATGGCTGGGGGCGTGTCCTCGACTACATAGGTGTTAAATGGCAGGATATCCCCCAAACCAACGAACAAATATCACTTTTTGAGGAGGAATAAGAATGGAAACAAACGACATAATACAGGCTCCTGCTCAGAGCAGCGCCGCAATATCGGAAATTGTGCAGCAGCCTTCCACAAATATAGTTGCTGATTTTTCAAGAGCATATAAGCTCGCAAAGGTAATCTCTACAGCGGATATAATACCCGATAACTATAAAAACAAGCCTGCCGACTGCGCCATCGCTGTAGATATGGCTGACAGAATGGGCGTTTCGCCTATGATGGTGATGCAGAACCTTTATGTGGTAAAGGGCAAACCCTCATGGAGCGGGCAGGCTTGCAAGGCTCTCATTGAAGGCTGCGGCAAATTCAAGCCGGGCAGCGTCCGCCCTGTATATATCGGCACAAAGGGCACCGATGACCGAGGCTGTTATCTGTCGGCTGTATGGGCTGACACGGGTGACAGGGTGGAGGGTCCCGAGGTCACGCTGAAAATGGCGAGGGCTGAGGGGTGGCTCGGTAAAAACCCCAAATGGACGAATATGCCCGAGCTTATGCTTGCATACAGGGCATCGTCATTCTTTGCGAGGGTCTATTGCCCCGAAGTCCTTATGGGCGTACACGTTGAGGGCGAGGCTGAGGACATTCAGCCCGTTGAAAGAATTGAACTGTAACGGAGGATATGAAAAATGAAGGCTACCAAGATAAAAATAAAGAACCTTTTCGGCATCACCGAGACCGAGCTTGACGGCAGATCTGTCGAGATCACAGGTACAAACGGTACAGGTAAGACATCGGTAATAGATTCTATCAGATATGCTCTTACCAATGGAAGCTCCCGTGATTATGTTATCCACAAGGGCGAAAAGGAGGGCGAGATCATTGTTGAGACTGACACAGGTATTTACATCAATCGTAAGAAGCGCACCGAGCAGGCTGATTATAAATCCGTAAAGGACTGCGGCAAGGAAGTATCTTCTCCCGAAAACTTTCTTAAGCAGCTCTTTACGCCCTTGCAGCTTGACCCTGTAGCTTTTACCCAGATGACCAAAAAGGAGCAGAACAGGGCCATTCTTGACCTCATCGAATTTCCCTGGGACCTTAACTGGATAAATCAGCAGTTCGGTGAGATACCGCAGGGCATTGATTACAGCCAGAACATACTGCAGGTACTTTCGGATATCCAGTCCGAAAATGGGGACTATTTTAAGCGCAGGCAGGACATCAACCGTGATATCCGCAATCAGAAGGCGTTCATCGAGGATATCGCCAAAGATATACCCGAGCATTTCAATGCGGAGGAATGGGAGAATTTCGACCTTGCGGAAGCGTATAAGAAGATAAACATCGCCAGGGAACACAACAGCCGTATTCAGCGTGCAAAGGCGTTCAAGGACAGTTATGCCAACAAGATAAGGGGCTTTCAGGGCGAAAAGGAATCCGCTGTAGCTGCCGAAAAGATGGCGATATCAAACCAGCGTGAAGCTATTTTGAAATCTATCGAACGCATGAAAGCGGAGATCGCAGCCAATGAGAACAAGCTTGCTTCCCTTGACGGGATACTTGCGGATAAGATAGCAATTGCGGAAAGCCGTTATAACGAAAATGTGGCAAGGCTTGATTCCGATATCAAGGTTGCTGACGAATATGCGGACAAAATTCCCGTTGAAACGGCTCCTCTGGAAGAGCAGGCGGCGCACGCCGAGCAGATGAAAAAATATATCAACGAGTACAACCGTATGAGGAATATGCAGGAAGAGGTCAAGGAGCTTACCGCCGCTTCGGACAAGCTTACAGCAAAGATAGAGCTTGCCCGCAGTCTTCCCGGAAAGATACTCGAAACCGCTTCTATCCCCATTGAGGGCTTCACGGTGGAGAACGGCATTCCCCTTATACACGGTCTCCCCGTTTCCAACCTCTCAGAGGGTGAACAGCTTGAGCTTTGCGTTGACGTTGCTCTGAGCAAGCCCAACAATTTACAGATAATTCTCATCGACGGCGCTGAAAAGCTCAGTGCGGAAAACCGTGAAAAGCTGTACAACAAGTGCAGGGAAAAGGGTGTGCAGTTTATCGCCACAAGAACGACCGACAGTTCGGAAATGGAGGTAACATATTTATGATACCTCACAGCATAACTCAGACCGACTATTTTTCGCCGGAGAACAATCTGAAATATATGGGCGTGTCTCAGTTCAAAAGCTTTGAAAAATGTGAGGCGGCAGCCCTTGCGGAGCTGCACGGTGAATATGCTCCCGAAAAGACTACCGCACTTCTTGTAGGCTCGTATGTCGATGCACATTTCGAGGGCACGCTTGATATTTTCAAGGCAAAGAACCCCGAAATATTCAAGCGTGACGGTGCGTTGAAAGCTGAATATAATCAGGCGGATTACATAATCAACCGAATCGAACGAGACAGCTTTTTCATGAAGGCTATGGACGGAGAAAAGCAGAAAATTATGGTGGGCGAGATTGAAGGCGTGCCTGTCAAGATAAAAATTGACAGCTATCGGGAACACAAGACCATAGTTGACCTCAAAGTCATAAAGGACTTTTCTCCCATATATGTAAACGGCAGAGGCAGGCTCAGCTTTTATGAAGCATGGGGCTATGACATTCAGGGCGCTGTATATCAGGAGATAGTAAGGCAGAATACAGGAGAAACTCTCCCCTTTGTCCTTGCTGCAGCTACAAAGGAAAAGGAGACCGACTTACAGGTCATAAGTCTGGATCAGGCTGAGCTTGATGCGGCTATGGAGATCGTCAAGGCAAATATCGGAAGATATGCGGCAATAAAGTCTGGAAAGGAAGAACCGACCAGATGCGGACACTGTGATTACTGTAAATTCACAAAACAGATTGACAAGGTCCTGACCTCGGAGGAGTTTAAAAGTGACTATACAGATTGATACCAGAGAAAAATCAAGAGCCATTAAACAGATAGTGAGCTATTTTGATGAAACAGGCATTCAGCATTATACGTCAAAGCTTTATGTAGGCGATTATATGAGCCTCGACAATCCGAGGGTCGTAATTGACCGCAAGCAGAATTTACAGGAAATATGCGGCAATGTCTGCCAGCAGCACGAAAGGTTCATCAATGAGCTTAAACGTGCACGGGAAAATGGGATAAAGATCATTATTCTTTGCGAACACGGAAGCAATATCAAGACACTTGCAGATGTTCAGGGGTGGGTAAATCCCCGCCTCAGAACGTCTCCCAAAGCTGTCAGCGGAAAGCAGCTTTTCAAGATACTCTTTACCATTGGTCAGCGGTATGATGTTGATTTCGTATTCTGCGACAAGCGTATGACAGGCTATATGATAGCCAAAATTTTAGGAGGTGCAATATGAACAGAGTGTGTTTAATGGGACGTCTTACATCAGATCCTGAACTGCGGCAGACTGCGTCCGGCATATCTTCCTGCAGCTTTAATATAGCTGTTGACAGAGGCTTTAAGGATCAGAACGGCGAGCGGCAGACCGATTTTATCAGCTGCACGGCGTGGAGACAGACGGCTGAATTTATCTGCCGATACTTCTCCAAGGGCAAGATGATAGGCATTGAGGGCGCTCTGAGAACGAGGAATTACGACGATAAGCGTTACCCCGATGTAAAGCATTATGTCACTGAGGTGCTTGCGGAGCACGCATATTTCGGCGGTGACAGCGGCGGAAACAAAAGCTCCTCTGCTTCTCCCCCTCCTCAGCATCAGTCATCGGCTGCGGCACCTGCTTCTGCCGACCTTTCGGACTTTGAGGAAGTAGTCAGCGACAGCGATCTTCCGTTCTGAGGTGGTTTGAATGCCAAAAAAGAAAAGCTTTATCCTTTATGCGGAGTACATCAGGCAGGTGCAGATACTTTCCGATGAAGATGCAGGCAAGCTGTTTAAAGCTATTCTGGAATATGTCAATACAAAAGAGCTGCCTACCCTCGATGGTATGGCAGCAATGGCATTTTCATTTATTGCCAATCAGCTTGACGGCGATTTACAGCGATACAACGAGGTATGCCAGAAGCGTGCTGAAAATATCAAAAAGCGCTGGGCAAAAGATAGCGACAACACTTCAAAGCCTGTTGTCAGCGACAAAGAAGATTTACATTTGAATACAAATGAATACAAATGTATTCAAAACGATACAAACGCATACAAAAAAATACAAATGGATAGTGATACTGATACTGATACTGTAACTGATACTGATACTGTAACTGATACTGATACGGTAACTGATACTGATACTGTAACTGATACTGATACTGTACTACGTAGTAGTGTTAGTAGTAAGGTGCCCGCAAGGGGCACACACAACAACGTACGACTGACAACGGAACAATACAAATCGCTTTGCGATAAATACGGAGACACGATAGTCAATGCGTACGTTGATAAAATCAGTGAGTACATAAAATCCAGCGGCAAGAAGCCGTATCGTAATCACTACAACACAATAGTCAAGTGGATAGAGGAAGACGACGCAAAGGCACAGCCTTCCAAGCAGCCGTCATTCGACCTTGAACTGATCGTAAATCATGCAATCAAAAATAAACCGGAGGTGTAAATTGAAGAAATGTTTTTCCGATCCGGCTGTTTTCAAGCAGCTGGAGACCGACTGCTATAATGCAGGCTGCAAGGGTCAGGTAATTGATTGCTCTGAGTTTCCTGCGGCTGAGTACAGATATTTTGCACGACTTTGCGGCGTATATGCGATGTTTAAAAGCAAAGCCATAAGTCTGGAGCAGGCTGCTGCCGAAAAGCAGCGCCTCCTGTCTCAGTACAACGAGGATATCAAGCAGCGATTTCTTTATGTCGATGCGTGCCGAAAGCATCAGGAGGCTATCAAGGCGACTGAGAGCCTTTGCGCAGCTCTCTGCAAGGCTCCGCTGAAACTTCCCGAAGATGTTACCGAGGCTCTGAGGACTGCGCTTGCTGTGATATCTGCGGCAAGAAGCGAAACCGTCACCGAAAAGACTGTTTTGCAGAAGCTGAATGCCATGAGTGCAGCCAAATCAACAACAAGCCCACAGAAATGAGCTGTATGAGACTTTATGGATATGGGTATGGTAAATTCACGCCAAAACACAAAGTGCCTAAAAATGGCATTTAAATTGAAGTTAGGAGGATATGCAAAAATGAATGAAAATCAAATCATAAGTCATCTTGAGGATTTGAAAACCGAAGCTGAGGGTCATTATACCGATGACGGCGATGATGAAATATTCCACCAGAACGCAGAAGCGCTGCAGGCTGCTATTGATGCGGTTAAACGCAATGAAACTGTTGTCAAAGCCATAAAAGGCGCAATAAAAATTTGCACTCATGATATCCGCAATGCTGAGGATGATTCAATGAAGGCTATGGAACGTAGAATAAATCTCAGCAATCAGAAAATGAAGCTTGAAGCATTGCTTGGAATTGCAGGCGGTGAGGAAGATGATTGAGCTTGACGACGAATTGAAGCCATGCCCGTACTGTGATTTTTCTGTGCGGAATATAGGTGAGCGTATGAAGCCTGGTAGCGACCCGTTTATATTGATAAAAGACGAAGGACAGGTTTTCATCGCAACCGATGATTCCAGTTTTGTAATATTACCAATTAACTACTGCCCGATGTGCGGCAGAAATTTGAAACAGGAGGGCTGACAATGGATAGGAAAGCAACAACAGCAGCGTTGTCGCTCCTGCTTGAATTACATATAAATCCGCACAACGACCCACGCATTTATATGTCAAAGGAAGTAACATTCGACTATGGTACATTAAATCAAGTCAGAATTGATTATATGCGGTTTGTTCCCGTAAACAATACTATTTCGGGAATAGAAAAAGGTGATTTTTACTGCTATGAGATTAAATCATCTGTTGAGGATTTTCATTCCAAGAACGGACATAACTTTATAGGCGACTTTAATTATTACGTTATGCCGCCTGATGTTTATGAAAAGATAAAAAACGAAATTCCGTATCGTGTCGGTGTTTATGTTGCGTGTGAAAACGGTTTAAAATCCGTCAAAAAAGGTAAGCGATCAGACAGGAAACGTCCTGCGCTTGAAATGCTGCTTATGATGTTTCGGTCTGCGAATAGAGATAGGAGGTATAACAATGACACCTAATGAATTTGTGAAACTGTATATGCAGAATTGCCAATACGAAAACGAGTTATCTTTAATGGCGGCGGCTATTGCGTGTGTGATGGCTGCGGGAGATTCAGAAAAAATTGATAACAAAAAATAACAGGAGGAAAATAAAATGGATAGAATAGCAAACAAAATTATATTTTTAACAGCGATTTCTGACGCTTTTCGTGACGAAGAGGACCGTGAACTCAATGCGGCTGGGAAAATTGATATCCCTGAGGACGGCAATGCAACACCGATACTCACAGACCTGTTTTATGCGTTTAAGATATTTCATACTCAGATGTCTGGAGACAATGTTGATCCCATAGAATTTATAGGCGTGCTGATGCGTCTTGTTTTCCAGGATCAGCTCAATGATAACTCTGAGGCATCTGAGACAGAGGATAATTCATCTGGTGATTTTTCCGATATGCTGGAGGACGGTGAGGAAGATGCGTGAAATATTATTCAGAGGCAAGGCTGTAGATGCGGACAAATGGATATATGGAGATTTACGCCATATATCTGATGGTCACGGCGGGTATATCCTGTGTATCGTGGACAACACAAGCGGCAGGAATAACGATGTTACAGGTATTGAGGTAAGCCCTAATACTGTTGGTCAGTACACAGGGATGACCGATAAAAACAGCACCAAGATTTTTGAGAGGGATATCGTAAGGTACGGCGATACAATCCACGAAGTGGTTTTTGAGCAGCGAAACGGGACAGCATATTTTGGGCTGGTTTACTCGGAAAGTGAGACCCTGCCATTTGGGCATTATCAGGACCTGAGGCAAATTGAAGTTATTGGCAATATCTATGATACCCCGGAACTTCTCAAAGGAGCGATGAAACCTGCAGCAACAGATGTTGCACAGAGCGGACTTGCACCAGCAACGGAAAACTTTTCTTTGCAGGAGGCGTGACCATGAGTAAATTTGATTTTGACGCATTTACGGGAGATTATCCCGTTGCTGTGAGCAAGGAACGCTACACCGAACAAGAAGCCATTGAAATCGCCAAGCGTGAATTGGGCGAGGAAAAAGTAACTGTGTTTGACGGATACGTCCGTTTTGGATTTGGGACTGACCCTGATGACCCCTGCGCCAAACCACGTAACACCTGGTGGCTGGATATAGGCAAAAATTGTCCGAAAGGTTGTTGCCCGGTGTGGGCGTTTTGCAGAGTGAGGAGGACTGACAATGGCTGAAATACGAAATGTAAATATTGACAAAGAGTTTATCGTTAAATTCGGTGTATGCAGGACAAACTTTTCAGATGATATGTTGTCTATTACTTTAGAAGTGCTTCCTGAAGCTATCAAAGAAGTTCTTCAAGAAACAATGGTAGAAGACGGGGAAATAACGGTTACACCCGTGAAGCACGGCGAATGGGAAGAAATCCGAGACGCATATAGACAGCTTGAAGGGTGGATGTGCAAGAAGTGCGGACGAGAAACGAAAGCGAAAGAAAACTATTGCCCCAACTGTGGGGCAAAGATGGACGGAGGTGAAAATTCGTGAAATCCAGATTACCAGTCACACCAGCACTGACCAGCCCCGCTAAGAAAGTTCTGAAGCAAGAAATCAAGTCGGAGATGCTGGCATATTACGACAGATTTTCCGAGGAAGTTGATTCGTTGTATTTGCTCAGCATTGCCCGATTTTTCCACCCATCACGCAAGAAGCTGATAGAGTTCTGGCGATTCACGCACGACCTGCACGTTGATTTTCGAAACCGCTATGAATTGCCGAAAGAGGACGATGAGTGGCTGTTTAAGTTTAAATTAAAGGATGAGTTCGGTGTGGATATCGAAGAGCTGTACCGTGAAGCTGACAAGTGGGCAGAGGAGGAGAGCAATGACAACACAGAAAGCAAAAGCGTACCTTAACCAAGCCCGAGAAGCGGAAAGAGCGTACAGGCTGGCGAGAGACAAGGCAAATTCTTACGCTCAGCTGATTATGGGAGGTAAAGCCGTCAAATACGGCAGCGACGGTAGCACACACGAGAAGAACGGCAATAACGTAGAACGCACATACTGCTGTCTCGCTGATTATCAGGCAGAGGCGGACAGGCTGATGATGGAAATGCTGGGGGTGCGTCAGCAGGTAGAAAAGGTTATCGGCACTGTTCCCGACGCTGTTCAGCGTGAAGTGCTTACACGGCGATACATAATCGGGCAGAGGTGGGAGGATATTGCTTACGTGATGAATTATTCACGGCAGCATATTACTCGCTTACACGGGTACGCTTTGCAAAATATGTGCTTGAATGTTACATTTTCTCTGTGATATAATTATAATCAGCAAAGAATGATTGAAGCCGAGCCGAGGGCAATAGCAAGCGTTACTGCTTATCGGCGGGCTTCCTTTGCTGACAAAAAACTTATGCGTCCTTCGGGGCGCTTTTTATTTGCGGAGGTGAGGTATTATTGCAGAGAAAAAGCTCACGCCGAAGCAGGAGCGTTTTTGCGAGGAATACCTCATCGACTTAAACGCTACTCAGGCAGCTATTCGGGCGGGATATTCTTCAAAAACGGCTGATGTTCAGTCGGCAAGACTGTTAGTAAATGTTAAGGTTCAAGAACGTATTTCTTTGCTCCGCTCCAAGCAGTCAAAGCGCACTGAAGTTACTGCCGACAAGGTAATTGCAGAGCTTGCCGCTATTGCATTTGCTGATCGTACAGAGCTTGCTAAGGTGGATAAGAACGGTAGTGTTAAGTTTACCCCTACTGACAGCTTGCCCGATGATGTCAAGAAAATCATTTCGGGCATAAAAGAAGGCAAATTCGGAACTGAGGTCTCATCATACGATAAGGTCAAGGCTCTGGAGCTTCTCGGAAAGCATTTAGGGCTTTGGGAGAAAGCTGCAAGTGAAAGCAATGCGGCTTCTGAGGTCCCGACACTTTACAAAGCACTGGAGGCTGATGACGAATGACGTTTGAAAAGCTTTCGGCAAAGCAGAAGAAGATATTCAGATGGTGCTACAGGGACGAATACAAAGCTATCATATGCGATGGAGCGGTTCGTTCGGGCAAGACCATATGTATGGTCACTTCATTCATTCTGTGGGCGATGAGACGCTTTAACGGGGCGACCTTCGGCATATGCGGCAAGACGGTGCGGTCTGCTGAAAGAAACATCATTATCCCTATTCAGAGCATTGCCGACATTACCTGTTATTTCCGCATATCTTACTCACGGTCTGTAAATCTGCTGACCGTAGAAGGCAACGGTGTACAGAATAATTTCTTCGTTTACGGCGGCAAGGACGAAAGCTCATATACGCTTGTACAGGGCATTACGCTTTCGGGGGTGTTGTTCGATGAAGTGGCACTTATGCCCCGTTCTTTCGTGGATCAGGCTATAGCGAGAACGCTGTCGGTGCAAGGTGCTAAGCTGTGGTTCAACTGCAATCCCGATACGCCTAATCACTGGTTCTACACTGAGTGGGTAAAAAAGGCTGATGAGCGCAAGGCTCTGCACCTGCATTTCCTGATGTCGGACAATCCCATTCTTACCCCTGAACAGCTTGAAAATGCTGACAGGCAGTTTTCGGGGGTATTCCACGACAGGTACATCAAGGGTTTATGGGTATCTGCAGAGGGCGTTATTTACAAGCAGTTTGCGGATAATCCTGCGCTGTATGTAATTGACACTGTTCCCGATGATATTCTGTTTGCAAACATTGGCTTCGACTTCGGCGGCAACGGCTCGGCTCACGCAGGAATATGCACGGGGTTCAGCCGCCGTTTCGGGAAAATCGTTGTGCTTGATGAATATTACCGCAAGGAAGTTATTACGCCGAAAGAACTTGAAGATGATGTAGTGGCGTTTATCCGCCGCTGTCAGGCTCGCTTCAATGTCCCCGAGGCGTATTTCGATAATGCGGAGACAACGCTTCTGAGGGGCATCAAATGCAGATGTGCCGAAGAACAGCTTCCCGTTCAGATACGCAATGCCAAAAAGACGGAGATACTCGGGCGCATACGGCTTACGAATATGATTATGTCCCAAATGCGTTTTCAGGTCATATCGGGGTGCAAAAATTTCATTGCGGCTCTGAGCACGGCGGTGTGGGACAAGGATCCTACTGAGGATATACGTGTCGATGACGGCAATTACAACATTGACAGCCTTGACGCTTTTGAATACAGCTTTGAGCCGTATATGAGCGATATTATTGAAATGAGGTGACAGGCAGATGATGATAGAAAAAATGCGGCAGGCGTTTCCGGAGGAAGAATTTCCCGGGGATAACGGCTTTTACAGCGGCTATATGGACAGGTGGCAGGATATTTACGAGGGTCGCCCGAAATGGCGTGAGGTAAAGCGTGCGGGGCTGAACAGGGGCACTGTGCGGCAGATGAATATGCTGAACACGGCGAAAATTCTGTGCGACGAGTTTTCTCACAAGTGCTTTGCGGAGCAGGTGGACATATCCTGCGGGTCAAAGGAATATGACGACTTTATCCTTGATTTCCTCTGTCGTGAGGGGTTCTGGAAGAACATTCCACGGCTTCTCTCTTCGGCATTTGCTCAGGGCGGCTGTGTTCTGAGGGAATACATAGAACGGGGCAGGGTGCGGCTCTCGTTTGTTGAGGGGCGGCAGTTCTACCCATTGAAATGGGACAACAGGGACATTACCGAGGGCATTTTCGGCACGGTATCAGCCAAGGGCAAATATTATTACACGTTATTCGAGAAGCATTCCGTCAAGGATGATGATATCCTTGTGGAGTGCTTTTTGTTTCGTTCTTCTGACCCCAATGCTCCGGGTGACAGAGTGCCGCTGTCGGTGCTTTATCCCGATATGGCAGACACGTTCACATATGCTATGGACACGCCCCTGTTTCAGTATTTCAAGACCGATTTTCCAAGCAACATTCCCACGGAGCTGCCCCTCGGCATAAGCTGCTTTGCAAACTGCGAGGACACGCTCAAAGCCCTTGATGTGGCGTTTGACAGCTTTGCCCGTGAGTTTGTTCTCGGAAAGAAGAGAATAATCGTGCCAAGCTCCTGCATTCGCACCGTGGTCAATACCGAAACGGGTAAGACAGAGCGGTATTTTGACGCTGATGACGAGGTTTATCAGGCACTGAAATGCGATGAGGACAAGGACCTGAAAATCACCGACAACACTGTGGAGCTGAGAATTTCAGAGCACGTTGACGGCATAAATGCTCTGCTGAATATTCTGTGCTTTCAGGTGGGGCTTTCTCCCGGCTCGCTGTCATTCGACAAGGCGGGCGGAGTTAAGACCGCAACCGAGGTGGTTTCCGAGGAAAACAAGACGGCTGTTACGATACGCTGTCAGAAAAATCTCCTCGTTGAGTTCATTGAGGAAATGTGCAGGGCTGTGCTCAGGCTTGCGATGATCACGGGTGAAGTTCCGAACGGTGATCTTGAGGTCACTGTGGCGTTTAAGGACAGCGTTGTTATTGATGACAACACGCTTATCGCAAACAACATCAGTCTTGTAACGGCGGGGCTAAAGTCAAAGATTTCTGCCATTATGGAGGTTATGAAATGCGATGAAGAGGCGGCAAAGCGGGAGCTTGAGAGGATAAACGCCGAGAGCGCTGTTCTTGGAGTTTCGGACGGTGACGGCTTTGTAACTTCGGGCGGTGATGCAGGTGACAAGGGAACAGTATGACGAGCTGTCTGCTCCGCTTGTGCGGGTGCTCCTGGATATGGAGGACGATATCCTGCGGGAAATTGCGGCGCAGCTTTCACGGGACGGGGATATTTCCGACACGTCCAAATGGCGGATAAGGCAGCTTGCAAGGGCAGGACGTTTCGACAAGCGGGCGGCGGCTATCATTGCGGGATATTCTGAGGTCGAGGGCGGTCAGGCTATGGACGCTGTTCTGACGGCGGCTGAGACTGAGATAGGATATCTTGACAATGCGGTGCAGGCGGCGAATGCTGCGGGGCTGTCGGAATATTTCTCGGACATTCCTGCGGAAACCTCAGCCATGAATGCGGCCAAGGCGTTTCAGCGGCAGGCGGCGAGTGGCCTTAACCTTGTGAACACGGTTATGCAGTACAAGGCGGGTTCGGCATATGTGAACGCTGTGAATGCCATTTACCGTGACACTTCCGAGGGCAGGCAGGGCGCTCTTGACATTATGGGCAAGGGTGCGGCAAAGGCTGTATCGGGGCAGATGTCATTGCAGGAAGCGACACGCAAGACTATACGTGAGCTTGCTCAAAAGGGCATTCCCGCTTTCGTTGACAAGCGTGGTCGTGAGTGGTCTCCCGAGGCTTATGTTATGATGGATATGCGGTCAACTCTCGGAAACACTGCGAGGGCTGCGCAGGACGCACGTTGTGATGAATATAATATTCAGCTCATCGAGGTTTCTTCTCATATGGGCGCACGTCCCTTGTGTGCGACCTATCAGGGCAGGATATTCAGCCGTGACGGTTCAAAGGGTGTGACTGTGGACGGAGCAGGCGGCAAGATATATTACACTCCCCTTTCGGAAACGAGCTACGGTCAGCCTGCGGGACTTTTCGGCATAAACTGCGGGCACGTTCAATATCCGTTTGTTCCGGGCATCAATTTTCAGAGATATTTCCCCTATCCAAAAGAGGAAAATGACAGGCGGTATATGCAGTTTCAGCAGCAGAGAGCTATGGAACGTGGCATCAGAGCCGCCAAGCGTGAATGTATGATGCTGCAGGAGGTGGGCGACACTGAGGGCTTGCAGAAGGCTTCCTTGCGGCTCAGAAACCAAAAGGAGAAGTATTCCGCTTACTGCAAGGAGACGGGGCTTAAACAGCACAATGACCGCACTCAGGTTTATGGGTATGACAGGAGCAGGTCGAGCAAGACGGTTTGGGCGGAGAGGAAGGCGAAACTTGATTTCGAGCATTCTCAGAAATTCAAGCCACTGAGCTATGACGGACAAACGAGCATAAAAAGAGGCGGCACCGATATTACCCTTAACCACATCAGCACTTCCGTAAACAGCATTTATTTGTCTCAAAGCAGTCAGATAAATGCCAAAGCTTTACACGGAATTGATACCGGTATTTCAAAATCAATGAAGAAAATGGGTATAAAATCTACGGATAATTTACCACAGATATATGTCATTACACATGAGGAAATGGCGAAAAATGCTATTGCATCTTATAACCCCATAACCAATGTGCTGTGCATTGATGAGAAATTCGGATATAAAAATATGCTCTCTGCCCTGCAAAAAGACGGTGCTTGCCCTGATAATGAGCTTAGCACCGTTGTTCACGAACTTTTCCATTGGAAAGATGCTCAGGAATACATCAAGCATCACGGACCTATCACTCGGGATAATTATGATAATTATATACGTCATCTGAATATTAACAGAAAAAAGTTGCTTGACAAATGCGGCATTAACGAGTATAATGTAAGTGAAATAAGCAAATACGCTAAGGATAGCTACTACAAACACAATTATGATGAAGTATATACAGAATATCAAGTGTTAAAAGCATTAAAGGAGTGATTAAAATGAGATTTCCTATTACAGATGAAATGCGAGAGTTAGAAAAAATTTTCAGACCTTATGAGGAAGGCTGTCATCTTGTAGAAAATGCCCCGAAAGAAGCTGTGGAAGCAAGAGACAAGTATTACAAGCTTTTTGAAGAGGAAAGAGCAAAAAATTCTAGTATTGATTTACTTTAAAATCACCTTACACAAGTAGGGTGATTTTTTATACTCACACAAGCGTGTATGTTTACGACATTTTTGTCGGTAACATATGCGCTATTTTTATATCAAAATGAAAGGATATGATGTTATGAACGAAACAACAGCAAGACCTATGGAGCTGACAGACACAGCCGAGCTTATGGCAAGTACCGATTACAAAGACAGGTTCAAAGCCGAGTACGGACAGGTTGCGATACGCTGCGAAAAGCTCAAAGCAATGCTTGAAAAATGGGATAAGGAAGAGCTGAACTTCACGCCTACGTGTCCCAGATCACTGTATGAGTTTCAGGTGAGGACGATGGAAGATTATATCGCTATATTGCAGGCAAGAGCAGTAATTGAGGGCGTTACACTGTAATTACTCGGCAATACCATTTTGTTGACCTCAACAAAATGACTATAAATCACGTTTTGTTGGCTCCACCAAAACATAACCCCTCGAAATCGAGGGGCTAAACAGTAAATCAGCAGCTTTACGGCTGCTTTTTTTATGCCCTAAACGTACTTACGGCGTTAAACTGAGGACGGAAAAAACAAGCCGACAGGCTATAAACGGAGGTAATCATAATGGCAGAAACAAACACAACCGTAACCGAAACCAACAAGGCTGAAAATGGCTCCACGGGAGCCTACGGAGGTGATCCCACACAGGCTGTAAAGGGCGGAGCAAATCTCCCTGAAAAGGCTGTATCTACGTCTGAGCCTGAGCAGACGGCAAAAACATTTACCCAGGCAGAACTTGACGCAATAGTCAAGCAGAGACTTGAAAGGGCGGCAAAGGGTCAGCCCTCAAAGGAAGAGATGGAAGCGTTCCGCAAGTGGCAGGACAGTCAGAAAACTGCCGAACAGCTTTCACAGGAAAAGATATCTGCTGCCGAAAATGGCAGGGCAGAGGCTGAGAAGAGAGCGCAGGCGGCTGAGGCTAAGTGCTGCGCTTATTCCAAGGGTGTAACTGCCGAGGCTGTAGATGACGTTATCGCCCTTGCCATGGCAAAGGTATCGGACGATATGCCCATTGAAAAGGCTATTGATGCGGTCATCTCAAAATACCCTTCTTTCTGCTCTGCGAAAAGCGCCCCTCAGGGTGTCACCACAGGGGTAAGCTTCGGGAACGGCGGCAAGCAGCCTTCGGGCGTAGAGGCGGCGTTCCTTGCGAAAAATCCCAACATAAAAATCTAAAAACAGGAGGAATGTAATTTATGGCACATGAAGCACAGGAAAGATATTCGGCTCTGGTTCTGGCAAAGATCCGCCAGGAAAACAAGCTGAAAAACGGCGTTGTATTTAACACCGACTACGAGGGCAGCCCCAAGGCGGGCGTTGTAAAGATCCCCGTAAGAGATGCGGAGGTGGAGGTATCGGACTACGACCGTGCAAACGGCATTCCCGTTAAGCACGGCAGCACATCTTACATCAACTTCCCCATCGACAAGGAAAAGGCAGTAAATGAGCTTATCGACGGCTACGATGCGCAGCTTGTCCCCGACAACCTTGTTGCGGACAGACTTGACAGTGCAGGCTATGCCCTTGCCGTTGCTGAGGATACTGACGGCGCTACCGTACTTCTCGCAGGCGCTACCGTTACCAACATCGGTGCGCTTACCATTGACGGCATTTACAGCGATATCGTGGATATCAGGCAGCAGATGAGCGAGGCCAATATTCCCGATGACGGCAGACGCTATCTGCTGGTTACCCCTGCGACCTACTCATTTATCCTTAAGTCCCCTGAGTTCGTTAAGGCATCATCTCTGGGTGACAACGTAGTTCAGAGCGGTATCGTGGGCCGCATCGCTGGTTTTAACGTCATTGAATGGAATGACAAGACTGCGGGTCTGGCAATGATCGCAGGCCACCCCAGATTTGCGACCAGAGCGGAAGAGTTCTCTGTTCCCGTACATCTCCAGGACATGAACGGCTCGGGCAAGTACATCGGTGCAAGTGCGGTACAGGGAAGAATCGCATATGCTCACAAGGTGCTCAGAAGCGTGGCTATCCGTGCGGTATATGCTCCCGGATCTCTTAAGCTCACAGCAGCGGCAGGCAGCACAAAGGGCAAGACTGTTATTACCGTTGCGGCAGGCGGCGATGCAAGCGGCACTTATGCGTACAAGGTAAATCCTTCCGCAAGGGCTGTTTACGGCGAGACTTCCACCGCATACGCAGGCACAGCGATTACCAGCGGCACTACCGAGATCGCAGCTGCCGAGGGCAATGTTATCGAGGTAGTTTGCTTTAACTCGGACAGCAAGGCGGTCACTGTCGGCTATATCACCGTGACTGCTGCCAACATCAAGGCATAAGGAAAGGTGAGAGTATGGCGGTCAGTACGGATTTTTATTATGACGTTTTCGGCGGTATGGACTATCCCGACCTTGACCGCCTGCTGACGAGAGCCGAAAGCGAGATAAACTGCTTTATTCTCCGTGCTCCCGAGACGGAAGAGGAGATGAGGCAGTTTGATCTTGCGGTATGCGCACAGGCTGAATATATGGGGCTGTGCGGCGGCATTGATGCCTGGGCTATGTCGGTATCGGGTACGGCGCAGAGCTTCACTCTCGGCTCGTTCTCGATGTCCTCGGGTGGCTCTTCTTCGGGCGGCGGTTCTGCGGCGGCGAGGGGCATATGCTCTCGGGCTGAGAGTTACCTTGAACGGGCGGGACTTTTATACAGGGGGTGCGGCGTATGTTGCTGATATCCCCTATTCCCCGCTGCTATCTTCCCCACAAGGTCAGGCTTATTGAGAAGTTAAGCTCGGACGGGTGGGGCGGCAAGGGTGAGACCCTTGAGACGGACATCAATTTTGTTTGCATTGAGCCTTGCCGTTCTCAGCGTTTTTCTCTCGGGGGCGATATTCCCGAGGTAAGGGCAAAGATGTATTTTGATGCTTTTTCTTCCGTGCCCAATGATGTTTCCTTTGAGACGGGGGACGAGGTTATTTTTAACGGTGAGACCTTTGTTGTGAGTGAGGTGGAGACGTTCTTCACACCACAGGGGGATATTCATCATCTGGAGGTGGTGATGACGTGAGGGTGGATATTGAGATAAGGGGCGGCATATCGGGCGGCGATATGAAAGGCGCTATGGACAAGGCGATTTTTGCTACGTCAGAGCAGGCACTTAAAGACTGCAATTATTTCTGCAAGCAGGATTCGGGTGATCTGATAAAATCATCAGTCATTCACAGCGACTTCAACAATGGCGAACTGAAATGGACTATGCCCTATGCTGAAAAGCAGTATAAGCTGCCGTCTGCAAGAAAGCATAAAAATCCGAATGCAGCTCCCGAATGGTGCAAAAGGGCTGAAAGCGATTATGGCGACCAGTGGCAGGCTGTTTTCAAGCGGACGTATGAGGAGGAGATAAACCGATGAACGGAGATATTTACACCCAAATTGCCGCAGAGCTGAAAAGGCTGGGCGGCATTGACGAGATAGGCGTTGTATCGGCGGCAGGTCAGAGTGCGATCATCTATGCAGGAAACAAGAACATCAAAAAATATTACGACGGGAGCAAAATTCAGTCGGTGATATTTTCCGTTTCAGCTATGGACACAAACAACAGGCAGGCTGTGCTTGTGGAAAAGCTCTGCGGCATATGTGAGACCCTTGCCGCTTCCAAGCCTGTTATCGAGGGCATTTCACAGGTCAAGGTAAAAGTAAATTCACTGCCTGCCCCAACGATGCACAATGAACAGTACTGGATATACACCGCCGGTATCGAAATTACATTTTTTATACAGAAGTGAAAGGAATGATTTTATGACACTTAAGGAAATGTTTGCGAAAGTCAAGACAAACCCTGCATTTGTGGGATTTATCACTACGGATCAGATGGTTCTTGCTATTGACGTTTCGGAAGAGCAGAGCGCTGATGTAGATGATTTTGCGGTCGCATATATGGGCTTTACAGACCGTTCTTCATCGCTTAATCCCAAGGAAAAGACAAACAGCTATTACTACCACGGCGAAAGCTCCACAAAGACGGGCAATCAGAGAACTATCACATTCAAGTGCGACCGTTACAAGGGCGACCCCTTCCAGGACTTTGTTACTTCATTTGATATGAAATACGCAAAGGGTCAGGCTGCTATTGTAAGATATGTGTGGTTCAATATTCTTACGGGTGAGGGCGAGATCGGCTCGGGTTCTCTTATTCTCGATGATGACGGTTCGGGTGCTCCCGAGGAAAACCTCTCCGTAGGCGGCAGCATCAAAAAGGCTGCCGCTGAGCCCACAAAGCTTGAATATATGGGCTTTGGCGGTTACATTGCTCTTAAGGTGTCTCCTGCTGACTGGGCTTCCAAGTATGACAGTTACTATGAGAGAAAGAACGGTGCTTTCGTGAAGCTCGAAAAGGGTGAGAGCGCTCCTGAGTTTGCGGCTGACAAGTATTATTCTAAGGCTGCTGAGTAAATTCTGAAACTGCGGTATGCGGGGATTTCCCGTGTGCCGCTTTTTCATAAAAAAACGGAGGTTATATTATGGGCTTTAAATTCACTGACCGTATCTGCAACATCGAAATAAACGAAAAGATATACCCTGTTGTCTTTCAGAAGCCTCTTATTGACAGGCTTGAAAAGGCTAAGGGACTGTTTGCAGGTCTTAAGGACACGCTTAAGGGCACTAAGGATATCGACGTTGTATGCAATGCTATTGACAAGGGTATTGATATACTCCTCGGAGACGGCTCGGCGGCGGCTATTTTTGCGGACAGGTTCCCGAATGCTGTTGAGAGATATGCCGTGCTTCAATACGTTTACGATGAGATCATCGCATTTACAAAAAAAATTGCGGAGGAGAAAAATGTTCAGTCCGAAGCCGAAAATACTGCACATTGACGGCATTGCCGTTCCCATTGACCCCGATTTCCGCATTATGTGCGAATACTCCAAGGCTTTGTCCGAAAAGGACGGTGAAAAGGCTTGTGGGCTTGCGGGGCGGTTTTATTTCGCAGGACTTCCCGAAGGCATTTCCGAAGCTGCGGCGGCTGAGGCTATGACCGATTTTTACATTTTGGGACTTGCTCCGAAAGCAAAAGAAAAGCGGTCTTCCGTTTCGGAGAGCTGTGAGCCGTGCTTTGATTTTTCGGAAGATGAGGCGTATTTTTACGCTGATTTCCTGAACGCATACGGCATTGACCTGAACGTGGCAAAGCTGCACTGGTTTGATTTCTGTGCACTGTTTCGGGGGCTGCCCGATGAATGCAAGCTCAAACAGATAATCGGCATACGCACCGAAAGACTGTCGGAAATAAAGTCATCGGCTGAAAGGTCAAGGGTGATACGGCTCAAACGCATTTTTGCACTGAAGAAGAAACAGGTCCAGAGGTTCAAAAACACTGCTGAACGTGACAGGGCTATGCTTGACGAGGTCGAGCGCATTCACAGAGAGGCTATGGAGAGAATGAGAGGCGAGGGTAAGTGAATGTTGGCGAGATAGTTTATAAGATTCTGGGCGATGATGCCAATTTCAAGAAGGTTATGGGCAATGTCGGCAAGCTTGCCACCCAAACTATGAGCGTTATCGCAGAGGCTGCCCTTGCTGCTTCCGCTGCGGCTGCGACGGCTGTGGGCGCTTTAGCTAAAGAGGCAATCGCAAGCTTCGGGGATTATGAGCAGCTTGCAGGCGGTGCGAAATTGATGTTCGGTGAGGCTTATGACTTCATTGCGGAAAAAGCCAAGACCGCTTACAAGGACATTCAGATGTCCCAGAATGATTATCTTGAACAGGTAAACGGCTTTGCCATAGGCTTAAAAAACGCTATGGGCGGCGATGAGATAGGTGCGGCAAAGCTTGCCGACAGAATAGTCACTGCCGAGGCTGATATCGTGGCGGCTACGGGCAATACAGCTGAGAATGTTCAGAATGCTTTTAACGGCATTATGAAAAACAACTACACAATGCTCGATAATTTGCAGATAGGCATCACCCCCACAAAAGAGGGCTTTCAGGAGCTTATCGACAAGGTAAACGCATACAAGGAAGCTCAGGGAGATGCAACAAGATACACTATTGACAACCTTGCGGACTGTCAGAATGCACTTGTTGACTACATCGAAATGCGGGGGCTTGCAGGATATGCCCAGGCTGAGGGTGCCGACACATTGCAGGGATCTATGGCAAGTATGACGGCGGCGTGGCAGAATATGCTTACGGGTATGGCTGACCCGACGCAGGATTTCGATGAGCTTATCTCGGCTCTTATCGACAGTGTTCTGAATTTCTCGAACAATCTTATGCCCCGCATTATGGCGGTACTGCCGCAGATGGCGACGGGCATTGCCGAACTTGCGGAGGGCATTCTGCCTTTGATACCGCAGACACTTGAAGATATGCTCCCCGATGTTATAAGCGGCGCAAACAGCCTTATTGCGGCGCTGCTTGATACTCTCAGCTCCATTGCTGACACTGCCATACCCATTGTTACGGAAAACGCAGATGAGATAATCAACACTCTGCTGTCGGGGCTTATTTCGGCAGTTCCAAACCTTGCTTCTTCTGCGGCTGACCTTTGCTCCGCCCTCGTCATGGCTATTCTTGACAATGCCGACATCATCACACAGGGTGCTGTTGATATTGTGCTGGCTCTGGCTCAGGGGCTGACGGACAATCTGGACAGCCTTATTCCTGCGGTGGTAAATGCAGCTCTGACGATAACCGAAACGCTGCTGGACAATGCGGACAAGCTTATTGACGCAGGCGTGCAGCTTATCGGAGCCATTGCGGAGGGACTTGCGGCATCAATCCCGCAGCTTTTGCAGCAGGCACCTGTTATCATCGAAAAGCTTGTGGTCGCCCTGATGGACGCAGGACAGGCGCTGATAACCGATGTGCCTAAGTCTATTTGTGAAAACATAGTAAGCGGTCTTAAATCATTTGACTGGACTGAGGGTGCCAACAGCACCATTGCAGGACTTAATGAGGCTATGAAAAAGGCTGCTGACAATATGGCAAAAGATGACGGTTATGTTGTGCTTGGGTCACAGGAAGAGGCGGACGCACGTTTGCAGGCAGCTCTGGACGAGCTGGAAGCTCAGAGGGGCGAGCTGACAGGAGCATACAAGGAGCTTGCGGACAGTCTGAGCGCCTCGGCTGATGACACGGCAGAGGCGGCGGAGGAAGCAGCCACAACTGTTTCCGAGGCTATAGCTGACAGTATGCCCGATGCAGGCGTTGACGGCGTGGTAGATAAGTCGGAAATGCTTGATACGGCGCTCAAAGAGCTGGAGGACAAATATGCTGTCCACAAGGTCACGGAAGAAGAATACTGGGCGGACAGAAAGGCGTTGCTCGAACAGTACCGCAATGAGGAAGACGCTGAGTGGTGGAAGCTTTATGACAAGGTAACGGAGCATTATGACAAGCTTGCGGACACCGAGGCAAAGGCAGCTGAAAAGGGTGCAAAAGAAGCGGAGCAGGCTAAAAAGGACGCTGAAAACGCCCTGAAAACTTCCGTCGAGGACAAGTTCCGAGAAATTGAAACCGAGCAGCTGGAAAAGGGCTATGACGACAGCTGGCTGCTGGAGCAGGAGAGGGCATTCCTTGAAACGCTTGACCATAATTCGGAGACTTACAAGGACTATAACCTGAAGCTTCTGAAAGAGCAGAAAAGCTATGATGACAAGGCAGCGAAAGAGGCTGAAACCGCTGCCAAAAAGCAGCGGGACACTCTTGAAAAAGCCTATGACAGCGTTGTAAAATCCCGTGACAGTCTGGCAAGCAGTCTGAAGATCAGCAGCGGCGATATCTTCAACAGCTCTGAGGAAACGGACAAGCGGACGGGGGCTAAAAAGAAAAGCGGCGGTATTGACATTGACCGCTATGAGAAAAAAGCTGCTGCTAAGAAAAAACTGACATCAAAAATTGCGGAATTGTTCGAAAAGAATACTCCTGACGAGATAATCACGCAGCTTTTGAAACAGGATCCCGAAGTTGCGCTCACAAATGCAAATGACCTGTTACGTTCTCCCGACAAGTTGAAAAGATTATCCAAGGCTAATGAAAATGACGAGACATACAGCAAGATTATCGCCAATATGGTCACGGAAAATTCCGACGAGTTTAAGCAGCTGGGCACAGATGCGGGAATGGTTTTCGGCGAGGGCTTTATGGCGGCTTTTCAGGCAAACTGGGAGGAGTCCTTCAAGCCTGTTTTCGATGATGATTATGTTGACACTGCGGCGGCGAATGTATCTGCTGCCAACTCTTCGGCGGCTCTTTCGGCAAATACATCGGCTGCGAACACAACGGCGGCGGACAGTCAGGACACATCTGCGGCGGTCAAACGCACATCTGCTTCATCGGGCAGCCCTGTTTACAAGGTGGTTGATCTGGACGGCAAGTATGTGGCTAAGGTTGTTGCGCAGGAAAACAAGCGGGCTAAAACCGCAAGTGGAGGTTAAAGCATGAATGATACGATCTTAAAAATCGGCAATGTGGATATGTCCGAACACGTTATATGCGAGGCTGTGGATATATCGACAGCGCCTGTGTATTCGGACAGCTTCACTGCTGTAAACGGCAAGGAACGTAAGAAATGTCTGGGTGTGAGCGTCAGTCTGTCGGCTGATTTTCAAGTGCTGTCGGACACGGTAGCAGCTGCCCTTGTGACCGCCTGCAATGCGGACGAGGTGACCGTAAAATACAAATGCCCCACGGTACAGACCAATGTGTTTGACCGCCCGACTATCCGCTGTGTGCCTGTATTTAACGACGGCACGGTGGACTATTACAACATATCCGTATCTATGACCTGCCCTCTCACGGGCTCAGGCCTTTAGCAGCCTGCCGTACAAGATAACCTATCAGGGCACGGAATACGGTGCGGACGTACTGGCCAACATCAGGCTGAGGCGGTCGCTGGAAGGCAAGGGATTTGACGGTGTGGCCACAACGGAATTTTCCTGTGATGTATGGTCGGCTGTGCCGTTTATAGAGGGCAGCAAGGTAACGTTTAACGGCTATTTGCTGCCTGATTTTTACATTGCCCAGCAGTCCTATTCTGGCGGTGTGGCAAGCATCACGGCGTATGATCTGTGTAAAAATCTGGATATTCCATTTGATTACAGTGGATACGATCAGTTTGAGTACACCTATGACGATGATGGCAACAAGGTTTTCGATGAAAGCAAGGCAAAGCGGTATCCCACGTCTCAGATAGTGGGAGCGATCGCCGATCAGTGCGGTTTCACCGAGGGCGGATATTCGGGGCGCATGGCACAGCTGTGCTATCAGGATTTCGCAGGCAAGACGTGCAGGGTCATACTCAGCGACCTGTCACACAATGATGTGGGATACTGGCATGACGGCGGCGGTGTGCTGGCGTTTGTGCCTTTTTCTGCACCCTCTTCGGGGCTGGATATGCCTGCGGAGGGTGACAGGACGGAGGTCATCAGGCGGGGCACAAAGCACATTACGGGGGTATATGCCACTGATGAGGCATATGGCAACGAGTATGCCTCGGGCTCCGACTGGCGGCACACGGAGCGCATTTCGGGACGGTATCTGACTGAGGCGGCTGTACAGCAGATGGTATCGCAGATAGTCGGCAGCGGCGGCGAGTACGCATATCACGGCTGGGAATGTTCGCAGATGATCACTGATTATTTGTACAACATTGGTGATTTCATCGCATACGGCGGCGACAAGCTTCCTGTGCTGGGTGCTGTTTTTGGCTTCACGGGACTGGGAATCGTGGCTGATGTTTCTGCGCCTGAGGCGGATTGCAGTTTCAGTGAGTATCATGATCTGTACAGCAGGGCTATTGAAAATCGGGTAAAGCTGGGCAAGAAACATGGCTGCATGATGTTCGGTGAAAACGGGCTGAGTTTTGTGTGCCAAAAGGAGGCGAAAGTCAACAGTGGCTGAGCATTATGACCCCTCGGAATATGAGGACCTGGGCGACAAGCTTATCCGTCAGCGTGACAGCGACGAGATTTTTTGTCTGTATCCGCTGCTGTCTGTAACATCTAATGAAACAGAAACGGCGGGTACAAAGGTATTTGAATACGAGCCGTACACTATCACGGTGACGTATGATATTGACGGCGGGAAAAGAAAGAATGCGCACTGGGCGAGGGTGTATAAGGAGGCGGGCGGATGATTTTAGACGGGGGGCTTATTTTACAGGCGTTGGCGGGCGGGGGAAGCTCGGGCAGAAAGGTCAAGCCCATAACCATTACAGAAAACGGCACATACAATGTTTCCGACGCTGAAAAGGCTGAGGGGTATGTGGGGTTTGCGCCTGTGACGGTTGATGTCAAAACAACGGCTATGATACAACCGCTGTCCGTATCAGAACCGGGTGTGTATAATGCGTCCGACTATGGCTGTGACGGTTTTGACCCTGTGAATGTATCAGACAAATACAAAAAGCTGTATGAGCAGGCGCTGGGGATTGGTGAAAGCATTGACACGGGCATTACTGATCCCGATGGCAATGAGGTTGTGCTTGATAATGCTATTGAAAGCGATTGGGACATCATTAAATGTATCACACTGACCGAAGGCTCGGCTACTGTTACGTGTCCCGGCACAGGAGTACAGCTTAAACTGTTTGTATCATATGGTGAAACGTTTACGAGTTCGACAGACGGAAAGCAGTACATTGATAAATGGTTAAGTGCAACACTTTCCAATTTGAAAACCGGGCAGAGTGAAACATATGATAATATCCTGCGAGGACATTACAGTATTCCTATATCAGAAAAGATATCATGCCGATTTACAGTTGAAGATTATAGGATAACGTTCGGAGGTGCACATTTGCAGTTCTTCCCCGGAAGGGTTTGGAAAGGTAATAGCTTATGGGGCGGTAATGATAATTATTGGAATGCTTTTTATCCGGATTTTAATTCAGGTATAGTAGGGGTGACTGCTGGATTTACATCTCCTGTATATTTTCAGGCAAGTTATTCGTAACCATAACGCATAAAGGAGGATATTTATGGTAAAAGAAGTAAAAGGCTGCAACAGGGTCATCGAGATCACCCTTGATGGCACTGAATGTGCTGTGAAATTTGATGCCAAATACAACGGATTTGATATCCGCAACAAGTCGGGCAAGGATATCACAGTATCCCTGAAATCAGGTGCTGCCAAGGGCGATGATGGCGTTATCACCATTGGAGACGGCGAGACGTTCAACTATATGCACATGATGGGGCTGGACACTGTATATATCACAGGTTCCGGCGCTGTGGCTGTGGCGGCTAAAAACGAGGCAGCGGCAAATTTTAAGGCGGTTCAGAAAGGGGGTGGTGAAACTGTTGATATAACCCCCACATCGCTGGGATATACCCCGGGAGCAAAGATGCTTTATGATGGCATCTATAACTTCCCGCCTAAACACGCCACGAACGGTAACACATGGGTCGATATGGTGAACAGTCAGACTATGGGTCGATATACAGACGGCAGCGGTTCCGGACTGATAGCATCTAACCACTATATCAAACAGGCTGGTATCGCAACGGCGATGAAGATACCCGACCTGATTGACTATGATCGTTTTACTGTAGAACTGTTCGTTGAAATAACGGGCGGAACCACAGGTGAAAATGATATTATCAGCAATTTTGACAAGGCTGGTTTTGGCATTTACACTGAGAATGGGGAGTTAAACGCATCTATACGGTCTGAATCATCGACAAGTTACCTGAATATCGCTACAGCGTTTACCCAGAACACGCCGTATGGTTTGGCTATAACCTATGACGGACAGGCGTTTAAGTTCTATGTGAACGGCGCACTGGTTGGAACAAAAACGTTATCCGACTACAAGAAATCGACCAAAAATACCTATCTGGGCTGTTTGGGTGCTGGCGATACTAATTATGCGGTAGGCGCATATAATTTCTATCGTTTGGCGGCGTACAGCAGAGCGTTGACTGCGGCTGAAATCGCTCAAAACTACGAAAAGGACGTTAAACGCTATGTTGACGGCGAGCCTGATTTTCCTGCTGAAGACGAGACAGAGTGGATTACCAGTATTGCAGAAAATCATAATAATATCTTTCGTGGCGATGATTTATTCGCCAAAGGTTATACTATTGATGATATCTGCGCTATGATTAGTGACGGAAGTTTTTCTGATATCTATATCGGTGACTATTTCACGTTGTCGGGAAGCATTGAAAATGTCCCCTGTTTTGTGGAACAGACCGGTGATGACGGTACAAAATCGCTGGTTGAATCGACCCAGACTGTCACATACAATACCAAATTTCGCATTGCGGGATTTGATACATACCTGAATACAGGCGATACGGCATTTACACAGCATCATGCTGTTATTGTGCCTGATGGGGTTATCGGTAACAATCGAATGAACGGCACAAATACAACTACTGGGGGATATGTTGGCAGTTTTATGTTTGCATCGGTATTACCTGTGTATAATACGCATTTTTCAGCGAAACTAAACAATCACCTATTGTCACATCGTGAAATTCTGAGCAATAGTGTAACTGGAAACCAGGCAAGTGGCTGGGCGTGGGCTGATGTAAAAATCAATCTGATGTCTGAACCAGAGGTGTATGGCAGTAATCTGTGGGGAAACAAATATGATGCAGGTGTAAATTATAGGCAATTTCCATTGTTTAGAATTGCATCAAAATATATTTGTAACCGCAACTGGTACTGGCTAAACACCATTGCTGGAGGAAGCGACTTTACGGCTATGACCAGCAATGGTAATGCAACCCGCAATGGGGCTGGGGTTGCACTTGCCGTCCGCCCCCGTTTCTGCATAGGCTGAGGAGGTACGACAAATGGATACATACAATGAAATCCAGCAGAAAATTGCTGACTGCCGCTGGAAGCTGTCGGATAGCGCCAGTCCTATTGGGGACTGGAAGATAGCCAAATGCTATGAATATGCGTTGATGGGGCTGCCCGCACCGTATGACATTACCGAATTAAGCGCCAAGCGGCAGGCGGTAAGAGATGAAATTAACGATCTGGAAGAGAAATTGAAAAAATTTGATATTCCTGTGGTTAGGAAATCTGAGGAGGAATGAAAATGGCTGCAAAAACAAATTACGGACTTGTCGAATATGCCAAGGCACAGCTTGGCAAGCCGTACTGGTACGGCACATTCGGGCAGACAGCGAACGAAGCACTCTATGTTGCCAAGAAAAAGCAGTGGCCCGTGTATTACAAGTGGGAGGGCACAGCTTACGACAATTTTCCGTCGCAGTATGGCAAGCGTGTACATGACTGCGTGGGCCTGATTAAGGGCTACTTGTGGTCTGATACAGCTACCTCGACACCCAAATACAACAGTGCTCAGGACGTGTCCGCAAATATGATGCGGGCAAATTGCAGGGAACGTGGTGCTATCTCAACCATGCCTGATATTCCTGGTGTACTGGTCTTTATGTCGGGTCACGTAGGCGTGTACATCGGCAATGGTGAGGTCATCGAAGCTCGTGGACATGAGTTTGGTGTAGTCAAAACAAAACTCGCACTCAGACCCTGGAAGTGGTGGGGCAAATGCCCTTACCTTACATATCTGGACAAGGCTCCCACGATCACCATTGACGGTGCAACCGCCACAAAGCCCGGTACGACTACCGCCATCGGCGTTGCTTCCAAAACAGTAAAAAAGGGCTGCTGGAATGTCAGGAAGCTGCCCTCTGCCGATGCCGCTGTGATAGCCCAGGTCAAGGGTGGGCAGGTACTTAGCGTCGCCACAGGCTGGTCATATGTGCCTGCTTTAGGCGGCTGGATATCGGACAAAGGACTGGAATAAGAAAGGAGATCATCATGGATAATATTAAAAGATGGTTTATAGCCATTGGCGCAGCGCTGTCAAGCTGGCTCGGACTGCTTTATGTGCCAATGATCGTGCTGATACTGTGCAACATCATTGACTATGGCACGGGGCTGTGTGCCGCAAAGTACCGTCAGGAGACTGTATGCTCGTACAAATCTATCCGAGGAATTGCAAAAAAGATATGTATGTGGCTGTTGGTTGCGGTAGGCGCTATACTGGACTGGCTGTTATCTTTTGCCGCTGCGAATATAGGGGTAACGATACCGTTTCATTTTCTTGTTGCATCGGTGGCGGCTGTTTGGCTCATCGCCAACGAGATCATTTCCATTCTGGAGAACGTCAAGGACATCGGTGCACCTCTGCCGCCTTTCCTTTTGAAACTGGCGAAAAACATTAAATCCAAAACGGAAGAGGCTGCTGATATGCAGATAGGTTCAAAAGAGGATAAATAA